CCATTATGGTAGATGTCATCTAATTGATCTTTTATTTCTGGATATTCTTTTTTGCGTTTTTCAATGTATTGCATTGCAATTACTTTTGCTAAAATGACATCTTTCGCAATAACATCCCCTTTATGCCATATAATTCGGTCAGGGTCGTTGTCTATAACCGCCGTTTGTGCATCAGGATTTATTGCTTTAATTGCTTCTATTACTGACCCAGTTTCTAAACGTGCCATGCTATGCTCCTATTTCAAGTAATACAATCGTACTTTTACCGCTGTCACTTCCATCAGCACGCTGTACATTTATCGTTCCACTTTGGTCATGTCTTGCCATCTGCGTCTTGTACGTCAAAGCCGTTGTGGTAGAAGGGCTATCAAGCACATACGTTGAGTGATAAGCTCGTACATTATCAGCGTCACCAAAGTTGATAGCGTCAAATATTTTAGTTGTTGCACCACCACTTATTGTACGTTGTATCGCGAGCTGACCAATTGACCTTCCATTATGGTCAACTGACTGTGAAATTAAAACAAGCACTTTACTACTTGTTGCCGCACAAGTTATTGAGGCCGTTAAATTTGTATCAGTTAAAGTATCTGAATCCAAGTCCACAGCAGTGGTAGTGCTACCAAGAACTACCTGAAGTACCTTACCAAAACTACTTGAACTATGATGAGATACTAACGCCTTTCCATCAGCCCTTGTGTAATTTACACATTGTACATCATTAGATGCAGTACTAAAAAATTCCGCCACATCTCCAGCTGCTGTAGTTATATTAGCTTCACTAGGTAAATCTAAATCAGTAGAATTATGTGTAAGTTGTAATGCTCCATCAAATTGTAAAAAGAAATGACGATTAGCATCTACAACAAAAGCACTGATAGTAGTCGTACCTGTTACATCAAAATAATCTCCATCAGTAGGAACTGTAGGACTACCAGATGCCATATCTGAACCTTTATCCCTTCCAATAGTTTTACCATTAGGATCTAAAGTACCTCCTAATTGTGGTGAAGTATCTTCTACTACGTTAGATAGTCCTGCGCTAGCAGCAGCCCACTTTACTCCAGTAGCTTCTGAAGAATCCGCTGTTAAAACGTGATCATTCGTTCCAATCGCTAAAGGTAAATATGTCAGCCCATCTGAAGCTAATACATCACCTTTAGTTGTTGTCGATAATCCATTAAATATATCATATACGAGAGCATCTACGTCATTTAGCCAAGATGCTACAATAATCGTATCGCCGTCTACAAAACTTGTTGTTGCCATATTATAATCCGCTCACTGGTATTGGTGTAATAGAAGTATCTCCTGCCTTAGCACAGCCTGTTACGGCGCTTCCTGTTCTAGCAGATCTACTTATACACACTGTTTGTCCCGCATTTGCATCATCATCGGGTCTTATAAATCCATCAGGAGTTATTTTATCTTCAACTCCTCTAACTAAATCTTGAGGATGGCGTGCTTCCCAGTCGTACTCACATACAACTGCTCCATCCCAACGTTCATACATTTCTGAATCTCGGTAAACAAAATCACATACATCACATTTAACCCAATGATTTCCAGGTTGATAACCAGGATTCCTAGTTTTTTTACCAAAACTCATTTGTTAATTAACACTTTTTAATATCTAAAATAACTACCGCTTGATCGCCATTTGCAAACCCCAATGTAGTTACTGTTACGTCTCCAGTAGGACTTCCAGCATGATTTCCTATTCCACCAAAACTTCTAAAGTCTTGATGATCATTACCATTAAATCCTGAACCACATGCTAATCTATCAGTACTTCCATCGTGTTCTACAAAAATTTGACCCGCTGCGGTTGGGTTACTAAACCAAACCTGATCTATTTTAATTTTTGCAGCAGTGGTATCTCCCGTAAGAGTACCATCTTCTGAGAAATCATATACTACAGAATCAGTTAATTCAGCACCATCTGATAAAATCGTAACATGTACTACTTGGCGTTTTGACCCATCAACTAGTTTAGTTAACGTTGCACTTGCTGCCATTATATATCTCCATTAATTTAAAAATAGGGGGAGATAACTCCCCCAAATAAAACTAAGCTATTAGTTATTAACTGTCAATAGCTGGTAATACGTAACCTGATGCTGTAACACTACCAGTACCAAGATTATCGAATTGACCTACGCCATCACAGTCTGCTAATACTTCACTACCAGTATCAAGATGCATTGCTCTGTTATGAGCAACCCAACCATCGTTAGCAGTTGTATCATTATTAATTAAAACATCAACTGCCGTTAATAATGAAGCATAATAATTATGTGCAACAAAACAGTTATTTAAATCTTTGCCTGTAGCACAGGTAATCATTGCCAAAGCATTTGCATTATCAGTATTAAAACGATTATGTGTAAATACTAAGTCTTGTAAATCATCAGTAATGCTAAGAGGTGAATTAATAGCTGCATCAACTCCATAACCAGTACAATGATCTACAGTTAAACCATCAGCTGTATTGGCAGCACCACTTGGTGTAATATAATCCACAAAGTTAAGGTCTGTACCAGCTTGTTTAAAGTTGCAATAACTTAATGTACAATTAGCTGCAGTTGGAACAATAGCAGCAGCAACATCAGCAAAGTTAGCATTAAATATCATATTATGTAAAGTAACGTTAGCAGCACTAACAGTAATAGCTGCAGCAGTTGCTGTAGTAAATGATATTGTAGGTCGTTTAGTACCTAGACCAAGACCAACTATAGCTACACCAGCCACATCACAAGCAATAGCTCCAGCAGAAGCTACGTTCTCAGCGTGACCAGGCATAACACAAATAATGTCACCTCGGTTTGCTTTACATTTGCCAATAGCACCATCAATTGTACTAAGTGGTTTTAAGTAAGTTCCATCGTTAGTATCAGAACCACCAATACCACCATCGGGTAATACTCCTGAGTTATTAACCCAGAATTGTTTTCCAGGATAAAGCGTTAATAATGGCATTCCTTTAATAAGTACACCATTTGCCCATCCATTAGGGTAACTTGACATTCCCATTTTATATCTCCTATTAAGAAAAGTAGGGGGGAAGAGGGTACTTCCCCACCTAACAGTTTAGGTTTTAGGCGCCTGGTGAGCCGTAAACAGCTCTAGGATCAGGATCCGTCCAACCAAATGAATAACGCTCAATTGCTTTGAATTTAGCATTCTCAGTATCAAAGTCATTGTCAATTGCAAATTGCAAAGGACGACGCTGATAGTGCTTCATACCATCCATAACATCTGTGCGTATAAACCACGCATCAGTATCATTGAAATAATGATTAACGTTTACACCGCCTGGGAATTTACCCATGCTGTATAGTGCGTTAATATCATTGTCAGCAGTACCGACACGATGTGGTGTACCTAATATACGTTCAGCCTCATAAGAAAGGTCTACAGGTATATTTAGCGTAACAGGATGTACAGCGATTTTTAATCCTCTGTCATCCGTATATTTCGCAATATCAATACACGATTGTTCTAACGACGCTTCTGATAAATCAGCTGCAGTTGTTAGTTCGTTGGCCCATGTTCCACCAGCCACGTTAACGTGAGCAGTAGAGCATAGTTCAACTCCGTCACCACCAGTAAAAGAGCTGTTAAAAGCTCTATTGTATACATTAGCAGCAACATTTTCTTTAGTTTGTCTCATTGAGTAAGCCAAACCTTTGGCACGTTTTTGTGCAACAACGCTGTAAAGGTCGTCTTCGACCATTTCACGAGTTACAATAAAACCGTTTGCGTACACAACGTGAGTGTATCTTGTTAAAAAGCCTTGACGCTCTTCATCATAAGATATTGCAGTACCTTCTGGTTTAGCGACTGCTAAGCCAAAAGAGGTAATGCCCATGTCTTCTTCATAGTTCTTACTTGAATTGTAAGAATCGAATAAGGCACTCCACTCAACTGTGTGCTCATTGTATGATTTTCCATACCACGAATTGACGCCAGGCCAAAGGGCTTTCGCAAAAGAGCCAGTTGTAATAGTAGCCATTTGTTATTTCTCCTTAGTTTATATACCTGCCGTTCCGCTGTCATTCTTGTATGCATGCATGTTCAGCATTACAAGCCATCTAGCGTTCGCGGAAGAAACATCATTGTCTTCTCTCTCAACTAAACCTATAACTTTTAATGGTGTACCAGCGGTTGTTACACCTGAGCTAGTATCAATTTCCATTCCAGAGGCACCAGTAGTGGTAGAGCCAGAACCTATTACAACATCAGCGTTTTCGCCAATACCTGTAACAGCCAAACTAGCATCGTCACCTTGTGCTTCATAAATAGTCATTGGATCATCATTGATATACACCGCTAAGGATGTAGAAGCGGCGTGATGTACTCGTGCTAAGTTGTCAGGATCAATTTCCCAACCAACTACAACACCAACAGCTATATCAGCTGTAGCGCTGTCAAAACGATCAACACCACCATAACCACCACTGCCAGAGGCAGTACCAGTTGCTTCTTTTTCAACGATATCACCAAGAAATAAGGCATCGTTAACAGAGTAATACTTACGTACGCGGCCTGTGTATGCGCCGCCAGATAAATGACCTACTGGTCTAAAACCATTTGGTCTATCTACGTTAGCCATAATATTTACTCCCTTATGTTAAAATTATGCGCTTCCTTGTGCAGAAGTCATTAACTAGATTTATGGTTTAAATCTAAGTTTCCGTAATGACCTTCTTTACTAGTCTGCGCGTATAGTTCTTCTTCTACAGAGTCGATTTTAGCTTGTTTAGAAGCCTGATCTTCTTCATAGTATTTACGGTCAATAGCCATTAGGTAGAGCATCTCACCAGTCGAGTTACCAACTTTACAGACAACGCTTCCCGTTGCTTTTGATCCGTCAACTTTTTTATCTCCCACAGCT